TCGCCCGACCATAGGCTGAAGTCACCGCGTTTTCGACCCAAAAATCGCGATTGACGCCATGCGTTGCCCGATGCTCAAAAGCGTAGTCAATAGCAGCGGGCAATTCGTTAGGATCATCGGTGCGAAACGCTAGAGCGCGCACCAAAATTCGACCATTCTCAAAGTCGATGTGATCAATGTGGGCTTCAATCCTGCCCATCGGAAATTCAGCCCTAAATCTAGTGATTCGAGCATTGACATCTTCATAGTTGCTGAGATCAAACGCCATCATTTAACCTGCCGTGTGATTGCTCTGCCTTTGTAGAATCCTTGCGTGTAGCCAACTTGCTTGCCGCTGTTGAACCCTTTTGCATAACCGATCAGCAATGCCATAAAAAGCCCGCCGATCATAAAAACGACCGAAATGGTCGTGTTCAAGAATGTTGCAATTGTTTCCATTTTTGCTCCCGTTGCTTCAGCTTCATTCGAGCTGCCAGCACTTACAGAATGACATCAATCGCCGACAATTTCAAACACTTGGCTTAGACTTCGGCGTGTCATCATCTTTTTTTCGTGATTTCAATCCGTTGCCTGCCAAGACACCGCCAAGCGATCCCGTCAAGAAAATTGCCAGCGTTTTCAGCAAATCGATAAAAGCTGCATCGTTTGGAGCTTGCGCGCCGATGGGCTGAGTGACAAAGATTAGGGCATAGACCGTGCCTACCGTGACGCAAAAAAATGTCAGCGCAAGCGTTGCCCCAATTAAGAAAATGAGCCGCGCGTGTATATCTTCAGGGCTCAATTTTTGCTTTGTCGATTTCTGATTGAGTAATTGTTGAACCCAAAATGTCCGCCGTGCAAGTTCCCGTGATTTTGCATTCGGGTGCTTGACATTCATTCAATTTCCAATTTTCGAATTCTTGGCAAGGGTATCGAATCCAACCGTCATAACCGCATGATGTCAGGGCGAGCGAAAGGGTAAGCGCGCCCAGACACCACGCGATCAGCTTATTTGCTGATCCCGAAAGCGGCATCGTTGGGATTTGCCCACCGCATTAACACGGGCGCAAGAGCAGCGATGCCAGCCAAACCAAGTGTTTTCAGGTCGGTTGTGCCTGTTGCGAGATAGACAGCAAGCGATCCCGCAATGAAGCTACGCGACCAGCTCGCTAGTAGTGCTTTGATTTTTTCCATTTTTCTTTTTCGCTTTCTTCGGCTTTGTAGGTGTAGCCGAATCGGGAGCTTCAACGATTGGAAAATCGCCGTCAAACGGTGTGAATTTTGGAATGCCGAAACCGACGACAGGCGAACCCTTGCCGATTGCGCGCTCCTTGATCATCACCATTCCGCCATTGCGTTGATCTCCCGTGCCTGATGTGTTGCCTTCGACGCATATGACAGAATCTTTTTTCACATCAACGACGATGCCAATGTGCGAAATGCGATCAACGCCGTCGTGTGGGAAATCCATAAAAGCCAAATAACCTTTTTGTGGTGTTTCGCTCCATCGATTCTGATCCTTAAACTTTTGTGCTCCCGCTGCCGTGCTCACAACCGATGGAATCTTGATGCCGATTTTTGTTGCACACCACATGACAAAACTTCCACACCAAGGCAATCCATCTGCCATCGTGTGTTTGCCATACTTGGTCAAATTAACAGGTTCTTCAACATAGCCGATTTCGCCCAATGCAACTTGGCAAAATCTTTGAGCTGTGCCGTCAGGAAATGTCGTCATAATCTATAAAGATTGTTCTAAAGGCCTAGGGCTTTTAAGTCATTAGCATCAAGACCAAGTGCTGCCAGTTTAGACTCAGCTGCCGCTTTTTTAGCTGCTGCATCTGCAAATTGTTGCATTTTTAACTCTGATTCCAATTCGTCTTTTTTGCGTTGCTCTACTTCCTTATCGGTCATATCGCGGATAATATATTCATCAGTTTCAATATTGTGTTCTGCAACTATGATTGGTTCATTCATTTTAGTTCTCTCCATAAAGTAGGGCGACGCCGCCATTCCAAGTTCCAGTTCCAGTATTTAAGGAAATAGAAGTAATTGCAGAAGTTCCAATATATAAAGCTGATTCAGTAGCGCCAGCATTATTAGCGGTGGCAGCATCAAAAATAGTTGTGAAAGTGCTATCGATGATTTTGCCTGTGCTAGTAGTGGCGTAGTTTGGAATTTGAATCCAAGCTACTGCGCGATAGGCGATATTTGTTGAAAATGTAGGAACTGTCCAATGATTTAAAGCAAAAGAAGTAGCAAAAGCATATTGCTGACCTAACGCGCCAATCCTTACATAATTGCTTGCAGTATCACTATTGACTCGTAAAAAAATGCTGCCGGTATCTGCAGAAGGATAAAATCCTGACCATAATACATAAAGGTTTTTATAAGTTGTTGGAATACTTGAAATAGTTAGAGCTGCTGATCCTGAAGTATAATTAGTAGTGCTAATTAAAGTTAATCCACCGCCAACGGCAGGTGTAGCCCACTCAGGGGCAGTTGCACCGCCATTAACTGTAAGAACCTGACCAGCGGTTCCAATAGCTAACGAAGTATTCACATTAGAAGTCGCAGAACGATAAGCAATTGCGCCAGCGGTTGTTTGCGGATTAAGATTCTTTGTCGTTGTATCGATTGAATTGCCAAGTGTCCTAATGGCTGCCGCGCCATCTTTCACTAGGTCTGTGTCTGCGGGCGTCGCCCAGCTATAGTTCGTTGTATTTGGCATAGGTCTCCTTACGCGACGATTGTCGCCTGTTCCCAGATAAGTGTAGGCGATAAAGTGTTCCAGCGTTCTGTGACAGGCACAGAATTCCAACGAAATGCCTGCAAGCTGAATGCCAGCGGCGAAACGGTCATGGTCAATTTTATGTCGCTGACGGTCGCTTGGAATGTCCAGCCTTCGACAAAACCCTGAAATTCGCCATTGCTCATGTTGGCGGGCAGGTTTTGCAGGTTGATTGGCATTCCCATAAATATGCCCAAAAGCGATGTCCGATCAATTTCGTCAATTTCAGGGTTGCCAAGCGCAAAAGTGACGCTATCGAAAACGGCTTGCGGATAGGCTCGAAGCTCTAAATAAAACGCGGCTTGGCTTGTCGCGTCAGCCTGATTTTTCAAAGTCGTGCGAATAGTTTGTGCAAGCTCACCATAAGTGGCAATTGATGCCACATCGCTGTCGCTGACTTCCGAATTGCCGCTTGCCGTATATTGCAGCGTGATGCTGTTGCGCACATCGCCCGATCGCTTTTTAGTCGTGATATTGCCAGCAAGCGCGTGTTCGGCATCGAGATCAACATAACCGTTGGCTGAGAAGTATTCTGTCCGATGCGTGCTGTCAGCGTAGTTAATTAAGCCGTTTGGGCTTTCGTATAGGTAGCCAAGACCCGATTGAGCTAGAGCAGCCGCCACCGAATAAACATCGGCATCAAGGCTGTTTTGACCGTCGAGCGTGTAATCGCCCACATCGATTTCGCCATAACCATTGTTCTCCGCGTCTTGCCATTGCGTTGTCGCGTCATAGGCTGACCAAGTTTCGGCGGCAGGCACAGAATTCCAATTGGCAAAAAGCACGCCTTCAAGCACATCTCTAATTTGCTCGCCGTCTGTGCCTTGCGTGATGTTGCCGATGAAAACGGCTTTTGGCAATCTTGCCAAAGCGCCAAGAGCTGTGATGCTGATTGTTTGGCTGATTCCGATCCCGCCTGCCGATGACACATTGACATTCATGTCGGTGATGTTGCCACCAAATAAAACAACATAAGCTCCGGCGTCGTTTTTGACTTCAATTGTCACGCCGTCATTGATGTCAAAAGTGATTGGGCTGACATTTGTGTTGATGACCTGAACTCGGCAATATCCTGCCACGGGTTGCTGATAGATGTTTGTTCGACCCGATGAGATTGTCAGATTTGAAAGCGTTAGATTTGTGTATTCAACGCCCTGAATCTTGATGCGCCAATCAGGTGTCCAAACGCTCACGATGCAATCGACCCTGCGAATCCACTTGCGCCAAGCGTGCCGCGAGCCTGTGAATCATTTAAAATGGTCACAATTTGCCGAGCCGTGCTTTCAGCATCAACCGCGCCATTGACGGTCAAATTTATGACACTTCGATTGCCTTCTTCTCCAGCTCTAAAACGGGCAGGATCAAAAGATGGAGCAACAGGCATTCGAATTTGACCGCCTGTTTCTTCAAAGAATCGAACACCGCCAACATCGCCAATGCCACCAATTTGACCAAGAAAACTATTCGCCCAAGCGTCGCCGATTTCTTTTGTGTTTTTTTCTGTCAGCTCAACTTTTGCAGGTGTTGAATTTGTGCCAATAACATTTCCGCCAGCTGTGACGCCGCCGCCTGTAATGCCGCCACCCGTCACGCCACCGCCTGTGACGCCACCACCCGTGACACCACCACCCGTCACGCCACCGCCTGTGACGCCACCACCCGTGACACCACCACCCGTGACACCACCACCAATGACCACACCCGATGGCAAACTTGCTGCACCGACAACATTTGATCCCGAAACACCACCTGCACCAATTTTTGAAATGTTTGCAATGTCTTTGCCACCAAAAAGATTGTTTGCTTTGTTGTATAAATTGATCGCCGTGTTGATGACGCTGATGATTCCGTTGATAACACTTTTTACGGTATTTAAAACAGCTTCAATGACAGGCACAACCACTTTGATGGCAATTGATGCCTGCGTGGCAAAAGTTTCAATTTGTTTGACTAAAACCGTTTTAAAAATTGGAACAAGGTATTGATCAACAAATTGCCAAATTTCTTTAAAAATTGTCAAAATGTCATCAAAGCGCGGCTTTTGTTCTTTAAATGCGTCAGACACTTTGACAAAAGCATTGCGCACCGCGTCAAAAATAGGTTCAACAAAGTCGCGAATATAATTAACAATGGATTCAAAGCGACCTAAAATTCCTTCGCCTGATCCGCTTAAAGCATCGGAAAACTTTTGAAACACAGGCAAGACCATTTCTGTGATAAATTCAAGCAATTTCTCAACAATAGGCAAAAGAGCCTGACCGATTGATTCTTTCGTTTCATCAAAAGCAACTTTGACGCGATCAATGCGACCTTGAAATGTGTCAGCATTTGTTGCAGCTGCACCACCATACAAATCGGTCAGCTGTTGAACCGCTCCCGTATAGCCTAAAGTTTTTGCTTCGGCTGTGGAAATTCCCGCGTTTAATTTGACTAGGGCTGTTGTGTTCCCTTCATATGCTTTGCCAAGTGCATTGCTGACACTTTCAAGCGGCTTGCCTGTTGCCGCGCTTATGTCTAAAGCAAGATTGAGAAGTTTTTGAGCTTCTTCCGTGTCGCCTGTTGCAACAGCTAGACGCTGCAAAGCTGGTCGCAATTTATCATCAGCAACACCGGTCGCCAACGATGTTTTCAAAATCTGATCTTCGACCGCTTTAATTTGTGCATTTGTTGCGCCTGTTGCTTTTTCTAACGCGCTTGCCAATTTGATTTGTGCTTGCTCATCTTCAATGGCAGCTTTGACGCCATCAACAGCAAGTTTGACAGCATAAGCGGCAGCCGCCGCGGCAGCAACAGCAAAAGCGGCAGCGGCTTTCTTTCCAAATTCACCAACGCGATCTGCAAACCCGCCAACTTCTTTGTCGGCAATTGCCGTGCCTTTTTTCAGACCATCAAGATCGGCATCAAATTGAATCTTGACTTTTGGAATTCCAGCCATCAGCCCCGCCCTTCAAGTTTCAATCGCTTAACTATATCCTTGACGATCTCAACATATTCGTCAGCAATGGGCTTGATGTTTGCATCAACGGTCGGGTTGATCCAATAGCCGCGTTTATTTCTGCCTTTCACGAATCGTGATCTGCCCATGCGCCGACCTGCACGGTCATAAGGCTGACCGCCGCTGCCGTATTCGCTGCCCCATAAAAGCTCGCCCGCTTGCGCCGAAGTGCTTTTGGTGTCAGGTCTTTTGCCGCCGTATGGTCTGCCAACGCGCTTTGATCCACCAACATCAACGCGGATCATGCGATCTCTTGGCGTGCTAATTGAGCGAGCAACTAGAATCGCCTGTGGTGGAGCTGCCGAGAATGCAGCGGCAACGGTCAATTCACGGGCAAGGCTTTTGGAAAGCGGTTGCGCTTTGTCGCGTAATTCTGACGATGTTTCCTTGTCGAGCAACCTCAATGTGGCGCGCAAATCTTTCAAAGCGACAGGATCAACATCGATGCTGATCTTACCTTGACTTTTTGTGCTCGCCATTTTTCTCCAAAATCTCAATCGCCGTCAAAATATCTTCAGCGGATTGCCAATAAGGCATCGGAATGCCCGTGGCGATTGCGAGCTCAACGATTAGTCGGCTGACGCTTCCGCTTCCGTGACTTTTGGGCTGTTGTCACCTACGACAATCTCTGCAATCGTTTCGCACCAAGTGTCATAAGGCTTTACAGGTTTGCCCGCGGCTTCACGCTTCATCGCGTGATATGCCAAAAACATCAAATCTGAAACGCCGATTTTCTCTTGCGCTTGACCAATGCGAAAGCCTGTCTTTTGCTCCCACTTTGCCCATTCAGGCGGTGCAGCGACATAAGTCGCCACATCGCCCGATTGATATTCAATTTGAATTGCTAGTTTCATTTTGCTCCCGTTTCTCTAAATCCTAGCTGAACGATTCAGCTGGTGTTCCAATGACGGTGAAGCTCATCGTCACAGTTTGTGCATCAGGTGCAGCACCGCCGACCGATGGGAAGACGGGCAAAACCTGAAAAGTGAATGTAGCACCTGTCGCCGCTGTCATAACAGTTGAAATGCCTGTGTTTGGTGCAGATTCGCAAACGCCCCACAGGATTTCACAAAGTGATCCAGCTGCGCCCCAATCTGCAAGCATTTCGACATCGAATGTCCATTGATCGTCAATTGCCTTATATGCGCGACCATCAAGCGTTTGATAAGTTTCGATGATGTGCTCATTTGACAGGATTGCCGATGTTGTTTGGGCGTCGAAATTGTTTCCACCAATCGTGAAAGACACATCGCGCCCCGTGATGATATTTGTTGGCATGTCTGCTCCTAGTTTGTTTGTGTGTAGTAGGTGGAAACGGGTATGTCTGCCGATAGCAGGTTTGACGATCCGACCGAAACAATCGACGGCACGGTTATATCTCCGACGATGTAGCCTGACGGTATAACCGCCAGAATGCT